AGCTCTGTCAGATGATTCAGTGTCAAACACTTCAGTCCACTCTTGCGAGTATTGTTTGTATTCCAAGCCGAATAGTGCATTCAAACCTGGCTCTAGTTCTTTAACTAGTTGTGCTCTTGATATTGCCATTTTTTATCTCCTATTCTATGACTATGCTAAGTAAGCGTTTGATTGCGGGTTGTAAGAGATAACAATATCTGCACCAGCAGCTGATAGATCTTTTTGATCTTCAACATCTGCTGATCTTACAAGTTTCCACATATAGTGTGCTACACCAGTAGTTGCAACTCCGCTGATATCTAGTGTACAATCCGATTGACCGTTTACACCTGATCCAGCATCGCTTAAATTCCAACCTGTGTTAGTCAAGGTATTGAAACTACCTATCACTACTGCTGCGTCAGCTCTCGCTACATACTCTTGAAGTGGATTAGTATTTACATAAGCGGTAATATAACTATTACCTGTATTGTAATCTACACTTGAAGTTTGAGCTGCTGCCAAACCGTTAGTCCAAGTTGGTTTTCCATTTGCATCAACAAAAGATGCGCCATTGAAAACACCTAAACTTCCGTTAGTGTTAGTTGTGCTGTTTTTCCACGTATTCCCACCAACAACACCATCTGTCATTAGAGCAGCTGTTTGATCTTGAATATATCCAAGAACACCAGCGCCACCGGCTGCTGTTTGCATTCCTACGGGAGCACCTTTAAAAATAGCGATAGTAGCCCCTGGGCTACCGCCGCCTTGAACTATAAACTCAGACTGACCACCTGTAGCTGGAGTATTTCCAACTGTCATAGCCTGTCTACATCCATAGCCCGTTGTGCTAGTATTTGCCATATTTGTCTCCTTAAGTGACCTGTCCTTTCGGACCTCCAGTCACGGTTAATATAATTCGTTGGTTTAGGAATTACTAAATAATTAGCTTTTCTTTGTACCACCGAAGGTTACACGAGTATCAGCCTCTTTCGAGAATCTCATACTAGGGTGCTGTTCCTTCATAAGATTGTTATTAACTGCTTCTTCTTTGTTTTGAGTCTGTTTTTTGTAGTACTCATCAATTTGAAGCGCAATCTCTTCTGGTATCCTTGCCAGCAATAGGCCACCTACTCCGATCATTCCTGCGTATCTACCTTCGTTCATCGATGGAAAATCTTGATCAGGATATTCATCAGCTCTCACTAATTCATAACCTTCTCTGAGATTTCGAGCAATATTGGACGTATCTTGATGTCCTAATATTTCTGCTCTTATCCATTGATGTCTGTAGCCTTTTGGCGCAGGCGGTGCATCAAGAGAAGTGGGTGGAGTCCAAACTTTTTTAGATTCCGTTTTGGATCTAGTTTGACTCGCACGTGAAGTTTTTATTTTTTCGTTTTCCATATGCCTATACTCCTTCCGTGATATTTAATTGTTTCGCATATTCTTCAAGTGGCACACCTAATCTTTTAGAAATTGCTACCTGTGATTGTGTGAGTTTCACAGTTTTTCTGCGTCCTGTTGAAGCCGAACGTCTGGCTGAAGCTACATTCTGAGTAGGTTTTACTCTTTCTGTAGAACTACCTTCTATCTTATCAAATTTATGCGGAAATTCAACTCTTATTCTTTTGTCAACTTCATCATAATATTCTCCACTTTGAGGATCAAATCCTTCTACTTCTACAAGCTTTTTATGTATATCAAAAGCCGTATAAGTCATTGCCGAATCATTACCAAACCAAGAGTTTCTAGCAGCCCAGTCTTCAGCTTTAGGATCACTCCTTGCTGTAGGGGCCGTTCTTTGTGGTGTGATATTTACTTCTCTTTCACGTTCCTTTGGTCTGTTCTCCTGTGCAACTTTAATGGAATTTAATCTTGCCTCATCCATAGTTAAGGTAGCTAATTGCTTTTGAGCATCAACTTGCGCTTCTACGTCTTGAGATTCGATAGCATTTTTAAGAGCTAATTGAGCTGCTGCTAAACTAGTCTTAACTCTACTTTCAAATTCTGAAACATAAGAATTATCTACTCGAGATAATCTTTTTACCATTTCATTATTGTCGTTCTTAACTGATTGAGCATAGTGGACAGCTTCTTCTCTCTGTCTTTCTGCTTCTCTCATTTTACGAGTTAGTTTAGAAATTCTTTTTTGAACTCCTTCACTATATTCTTTTAACTCATCTTTCTCTTCTTTTTTCTCAACTTGAGTTTCTGGCTCCTCACCAGCCTCTACTTTCTCAACTTCAATCTTCTCTTCCTTAGGTGCTTCAACTTTTTCTGGTTCACCCTTATCATCTAAATTAATTTCAGCTCCCTGTTGATCAGCTTCGCCTACATCAATTAAATCATCTACTTTTTTTTGTGCTTCTTCTGGCATAGTTCCTTCCTATGTTAAATATAATGAAGAACTGATTCAGGATCCTTAATGGTTCCTAACACTTCATCATCATTTATTATTCGCACTTCTCCACCTTCAATTGGTAATCTTGAACCAGCATATCTGGCAAACATTACCCAATCTCCTACTTTGCACCAAGGTTTATCAAATTTATCTTTATCTTGGTATGCTAAATCTCCCATTTTTAAAACATAACCACAAGTAGTGGCTATTCTTGCTTTATCTAATTGTTCTTGGGAAAATAAAATTCCACCTTTAGTTTTTTCTTTAGGTGTAAATGGTAGTAATAAAATTCTATAACCAGATGGTTCTGGTAACTCATCTGCTACTTCTTTAATATTGTCGGGATCTAATCTTTTTACGTGAGATTCTTCTGCGTTATATTTTTGTTGAAGGGCGTTCCGGTGTTTTGGAATTTCCTCCTTTTTTAATGTTGATAACGTTTCCGTCATTGTGCTCCTTATCCTCTTTTAGCAGGTTAGAGATTTCCTGTGTTATTATCTGATAGGCTTGCGCCTGTCCTACCATATACTTATATTTTTCTATACTGTCAACCCCACCACTAATCATTGCATCCCCAATTTGTTGAAGGGTAGCATCAATTCTTTTTTTCAATTTATGTATTATTACTAAATCATCCATTATTTTTTCTTCTTTTTTTTAGGTTTACTACCATATTTAGTAGTCCACTTTTTTGCAATTTTAGGATGGTTTTTCCAGAGATACTTTCGTTGCTTCTCGGATTTAAAAGGCATTTTTAACTATCTAACTTCTTTGCCAAATCCTCTTTTAGCTACGCCTCTAGATTTTACTCTTCCACCTTTTTTGTAACCTTTATTAAGTTCACTATGTATTCTTGAAACTTCATCTCTTCTGTTTCTATTAGAATGTTCCGCTTCAACTCTACCTAGTTCTTCCATTAAGTTAGTTCTTCCTCTGTCCATATTATCCTCTTTTCTTAGCCATCTTTTTAAAAGTTTTAGCTAGGTTATATCTTTTAGATCCTGGAGGGCAAGATTTACTTCCGAATTTTTTGCCTGTACAGGGTTTATCTTTTCTCATTCCTTTTACAGCTTTTTGAATCCAGTCTCCGTCTTTGGCTGCAATTCTTCCACCACTTTTTAAAGCAACACCCATACCTCTATTATTTTTAACAACTCCACCACCTCTGTAGATACTTCTTTTTGTTTTCATTGGATGTGCTGATGTTGAATCAAAATATTGTGGCATTATCTATTTATCTTTCCAGATTTTTTAGCTGCAGAACCAAATTTTCCATAAGACTCATCCGCAGATGCTCTTAATTGTTTTTTAGTTCTTTTCTTTTTTACTCTCATTGCGATAGATTCATCTTTTCTATCTGTGTAGCCTTGTTTTTTCTTAGCCGAAGATCCACCTTTTTTGTAAGGGAATCTTACGTTTGATCTTACTCCGTTTTGTCTCATTTTTTTGCTCCGTTTCTAAATATTTGTGTTCCCTTTATACCAAAAATTGACGCACATACAAGTACCCAAAGTGAACTAAACCAAGTTGGGAGTGCCGCGAAATGCTCAAAGAAAATTTTTACCTTATTTAAGGCGTCCGGATTGTCACTGAACACCCCCCAGGCCAAAATTATTATGGGCGCCGAGAGAATCACCAAAACGAATTCGTCCTTGAGATCTGTCTGTCGGGCTTCTAGTAATTTTCCCTGGTAAGTTTCCTCACCACGAGCTTGTCGCTCTGCGTGTAAAAGTTGTGCATCAGACATAGCCACTTTTGCTCTTTGTCTGTTAGCATAAATCTTACTACCAGCTTGCAAAGCAATCTTTGCTAAACCAAACCAAGCCATAAGTTAATACCAGGTTGCTTTAACCGGTTTTTTGTCAGCACGCATTCTTTTTGTGCCTCTGACAGTAACCGTTTGAGATTCTTCGATGTTAGGGACCTTTTTTGAGATATTAACGCCACCAGTTTGGTAGCCGTCTTTACCAACGCCTAATTCTTTTTCAATTTTAGGGTCTTTATTCATAAAAGTTTGTCCTCTTTGCCAATCTTTTCCCATAGTTTACTCCTTGTGTTAATTATACCTATTTTTTTTTGAAATTTCTACCAAAATCGTG